GATCAGCACCCCGTTACGGTTGAACAGGCGCATGAACGCGCTCTGCTCGTTGCGCACAAGCAGCGCCAGCATCTCGGCCATCAACTGGCCGTCAGGTTTGTCTTTGTGGTTCATTGCTCATTCTCCTTGGGTTGATCCATCTTCACAATAATTCCTGCGGCAGCCACCATTGACTGCGCCATGAGGTGCAGGTCTTGCATCTCTTTCTTGGCAGTCAGCAGCACGTTGACTGCGGCGGCTTTGGTCATGTCCTTCATGAGTAGCTCAAACGCCTCGGGCTTGCGCTTGAGTAGCTTCTGGATGATTGGCAGGGCCTGCCGTTCCTCATATGTGAGGGCGATCTTGGGTTTCTTTTCTTCAATCATTGCTCATTCTCCTTTGCTTGTTGACGGTATGCGTTGAGTGTGTGCCACTTGTCTAGCTCCTTGGTTGACATGACCTGCACTGCGGCGCTGCGCTGCGTATCGAACAGCGCGAAGCGGTACTCGTAGTTGTTCTCGTGGCCTGTGTACCCGCTTTGCTTGCCCACGTAGTGCTCCTCGATGGTCTCTGCTTGCTCAGCAAGGGCCACCATGGCGTCGAGCTGCTCTGCTGTGAGCAACAGCTCAGCGTTGCCGAATCTGATCTTGAATCTCATCCTGCTCTCCAATAAAACAAGTCCAACAAGAGGACGACAATGCACGCCACGTAGATGGCGCACGGGATGTAGCGTGAGACAGGGGGTCTCACGCGCAGTGGGATGGGCCTTGCTGGCCCGGTGTATCGTTTCATGGTTGCTCCTTAGTGTGTTCGTGATAAGCCCACTCGATCAGCGTCATCGCTTCGCCTAGCGTGGGCACGTTCGTGTTGAGGCATGGTTTTTGGTTGGTGGTCACGCGAAAGCTTATGGGGGTGTTCTCCTTCAGTTGCTCCGGGTGTTGCTCAATACACCCGGCAGACACCGCCTCGTCACGCATGTAGTGCAGGCGCACAGGCAGCTTCGATACTTCCTCCGCGTTGAAGATTCGCCACTTCGGATATACGTTCCCGTCACTCATGATCTCTCCATTCCTTTGTCAGCTATGCGCCGGATCAGCGCGAAGGCATACGCACGTGCGAGCGCTGTCTGGTCTTTCTCCGACAGCATGTCCCACGCATGGCGCATGATTTTTTCGAGGGCGTCGATGGCCTTGTCAAGTTCGTGCATGGCCATCTCCTCACAACATCTCACGCAGAACATCTTTGACCTTCTCTTCCCAGTCAATGCCGTCGAGCTCTTCGTCCACGTGCTGGGTGATGATGTCCTTGACCTGATCCTCTGTGACCCAGCCCTCTTGCTTGCGGGCGTAATCGGCCAGCGTCTCACGTGCTTGGTCTGCGGCGATCTCTTCAAGTGCATCCCTGCTCCAATGCTCAGCGGAACCTTCGTGGTCGAGGATGGCTTGTTCAATCATTTGCTGCATCTTGAACTCCATCGCATCGTCCATGAGCTTGAGCGCGTTGCGGTTGGCCAGCATGGCGTTGAACTTGGTCTCCACCAGCATGTCGATGTGTTTGGTGAACTGGCTGAGCAGCGCGTCGATGAGCGTGTGGTGCACAGCGTGGGCTGGCTGTTGGGGTTCGTCCATTGTGATGGGCATGTCGTTGAGGTTCATGATTGCGTTCTCCATAGGTTGTTTGCCAGTGGCCGACTGGCAGCGGTTGGTGAGACCCGAAGGTCTCACGGGTTTGGTTGGGCAAGAAAAGGAAGATGACCGTTCCCTCGGGGGATCACATGTCCTCCCACGGTATGGCGGACCAGTCCGTGGTGGTCGGTGCAGGCACGAAAACTTCTGGCGGCACAGCCTTCTGTTTGATTTCCGGCCATGGTGGGGGCATGGGCAAGCCCGCCTCGCGTCGTGCCTTGACCCGCTCAAGCCGGGCCTTGGGGCTGCCGTCCTTGGCCAGTGATGACACCTTTGGCGGCACACGTTCGTCTGGTGAGGGCACGTGCGTGGCCAAGCTGGGCAGTCGAGCCCGTTTGCGGTACTCGGGCGGCAGGGCCTCCCACAAACGCTTGATGCGCAGGCGCTCTTCCCACTCGATGTAGTTCTCCCACTGCATGTGCTGGGGCGGCAAGCCTTTGCCCTGCCACATGAACTTGATGCGCTCCCGTGTCTGGGTGAGCACCAGCTTGTATTCCAAAAAGAATGTAAGGTCGAGCTCAGGCCAAGCAGTCTTGACGTGCTTCTCTTGCTGCTGTGTGGATGCCAGCTCCTTGCGTATTCCCGCCATGACTTCGGTCCACGGCGCAGTCTTGGCCGTGCGCCATGCGGCGCTGGTGGCCATCTGCCTGTTGATGGTGGCCTTGGTCTTGCGCTTCTCCAGCTCAGCGTTGGCAATGCGGGCGTACAAATCCCCACTGTTGACGCGGTTGTGGATTTCTTTGGTCGTGAGTTCGCTCAAACCTCTGGCGCGGGGTTGGCAGGCCTTGCACATGGATGACTCGATTTCCACAGGGGCATTGCCTGAATACCCCCGCGCTCGGGCCTGTGCTCGGGACAGGTTTCGCTTGAACTCGGCCAGCGGTTTGATGCTTTTGCAGGTCGCACACATGGCAGCATGTGTGCCCGGGGCGGGTGAAAGGTAGTGATCGCACATGTTTTGCTCCAATGATGATGTAACGAAGTGTACATTGTCCACTGCATACAAGCAAGTGGACACCCGAGTGGGACGGCTGAAAGCCCCTGTTTATGCGGGTTGCGGGGGGTGCTGACCCACATGTCTATCAAATCCCGAAAGAGCAAAGCTGGAAAAAGCCACGGGATAAGTTCTGTCCACTTGCACGCACATATATACATATATCTCTAAATCTCTATTTATATATAGTAGTGTTCTGGACAGTGGGTGTGGGACGCTAGTATCCATGCGGGTTACAGGACGCCCACGTGCTGTCCACGGCGTTGTAAACAGTGGACATGCAAAATTTGCATAGTTTCTCCACAACGTGTTGCCAAATACCCGTGAGACCGAGAGTCTCACGGGGCCGGACCGCCTCACTTGAGGCGCAGTTGGTGGGTGCCTGCCTTGTAGGTGTCCCACGCAGCGTCACGGGCGCGGGCCTCTTCGATGACCTTGCGCTTGTAGGCTTTGTCAGTGGCGAGGTGCACGTAGTCCTCACGCAGCGCGCGCAGCTTGGTGCGCTCAGTCTCACGGATGCTGATGGTGTAACGGTTACGGTTGCTCATGGTGTGCTCCAAGTGGTGAGACCGTGCGGTCTCACGGATAAAAGAAAGCCCGGACAAGCCGGGCGATTGGTGCCAGCGAGCTGGCGCTTTGCTGGGTTGACAGTGTGCGGAACAACGGCCACCCCTCGAATGCAGCATGGATTGAAAAAACCAATCGGTTATTCAAACTTGATAGTCTCGCGCACAGCGGCCAGCAAAGCCACGACTTCGGCTTTGGTCAAACCAGCGCACACGTCAACGATGGCGCTGACCTTGGCACGCTTTACGGCAACGGGTTGGTGAGACCGCGTGGTCTCACGGCCAGTGCTGAAATGCACACTGACATTCTTGGCCCAGCTACGCTGTGCGGCCATGTGGCGCGTCTCACGTGTTGATGCAGGGCCAGTGTGGAAAACGGCTGTACCCTGTGCACTCCATGACGTATTGCACCCATAGTGCTTGGCATGCACTTGGGCAAGTGCTGACAACAAGTCAGCGTGAGACTCTCTGCTCTCACGGACAAATGAGGACAAGGCAGCGCCGTACGATGTGCCAGCTTTGAGGAAGGCAGCGTAGCCAGCGGCTACAGTTTTGATAGTGTGTGACATGTTGCATAACTCCAATGATGTGGGCCGGTGTGGCCCTATCGGTAACAGAACCATTCCGCTACCGATGCCTCTATTATACCAAAGGGTGTATTTTGGTATTCCGCCGGAGGGGTAAACGGCGTACCGCAGACCCCACCCTACCCCCACCAAGCCTTTGTGCAGCAGACAGGTCCGCGCTGTAAGAACACTGTTCCCCACCCGCTCCCACCAGTTTGTAAAACCTTAGACAAAAATGCCCCACCCCTCAATTTTTAAAAAATCCCAAGGAACCTCTGTCAAACTCTGGACACATTGAAAATAGGGCGCGCTTGCCCTTGCTTCGCAATTAGGTGTACATTACGGCCAACGAGGTTACACGGCCTACGCAATATGTTTGAACACTTGGTGCAATTCAACCCGGAGCCCACACCGCCCGGGGCTATGACGAGACTGGCCGACGCTGAGCCGGGAGAAGTCTTGGCCGCGCAGGTCTCGACCGCCAGCTGGTTGCAGGAGCTGGGCGCTCCGCCAGACGACGAAGTCATTGATGCACTGGAGAAGGCGGACGCGCGCAAAGCGTTTCAGGCCCTGACCACCAACACCGACACCACCGAGCAGAAGGCTGCGCTGGTCCAGCTCAAGACGCCAGAGGCTGTGCGTCACATCACGGGCATGCTGACGGCCTACGACTGGGAGTTCATCGAGCAGGCCAAGGAACTTCGCGGCTACACGGTGGCCAAGCTGGTCGAGGAGACGCAGAACCCCAACGCCAATATCCGCTTGAAGGCGCTCGGCCTGCTGGGCAAGGTCACGGAGGTGGGGCTGTTCACCGACAAGATCGAGGTCAAGAAAACCGACATGACCGAGGACGAGATTGACAGACGCCTCAAGGAAAAGCTGGCCAAGTTCATGGATGTCTCCGACGCTGACGTGACGGACATCACCGAGATCACCGAAACCGCCCCCAACACACCCCCAACGCCTGATGACACCAGCGACATTGACGCCTGAGCAAGCGCAGGCGCTGTTCAAAAACCTCGGCAAGCTGTCTGCGGCCGAGAAGCTAGAGGCGTTGGAGCTGCTGGACAAGGCGCAGGCGCACAAACAGAAGAATCTGGCGCGCACGGACATGATCGAGTTCGCCAAGGCGGTGTACCCGGGCTTCAAAATCGGCCCACACCACCGCAAGCTGGCCAAAATCTTCACCGAAGTGATTGCCGGGACCAAGAAACGGGTGATCATCAACATTGCGCCGCGTATGGGCAAGTCCGAGTTCAGCTCGTACCTGTTTCCTGCCTTCTTTTTGGGCAATTTCCCCGAGAAGAAGATCATCATGGGCACACACACCGCTGGTTTGTCGGAAGACTTCGGCCGACGCGTGCGAAATTTGCTCGCTGACGAGGACTACCATGGCCTTTTCCCCCGAACGCTGGTGGCAGACGATCAAAAAGCTGCCGGTAAGTGGTCTACAAGCACTGGTGGTCAGTACTACGCTGCTGGTGTCGGCGGCGCTCTTGCTGGTCGTGGTGCTGATCTGTTCGTTATTGACGATCCTCACTCGGAGCAGGACGTCAAGGCCAACTCACGGCTGGCTTTCGACACTGCGTGGTCTTGGTTCCAGACGGGCCCGCTCCAGCGACTGATGCCGGGCGGTGCGATCATCATCGTGATGACGCGCTGGGGCAAGCTGGACCTGACCGGGCGCTTGATCGACTACCAAGCCAAGAACCCTGCGTCCGAGCCGTGGGAGATCGTGGAGCTCCCGGCCATCTTGCACGAGGACACGGAGAACGAGAAATCGCTCTGGCCCGAGCAGTGGCCGCTGGCCACGTTGAAGGCGACAAAGGCCAGCATCGACCCCCAGTACTGGAACGCCCAGTACATGCAGCAGCCCACCAGCAACAACGCGGCCATCATCTCGCGCAAATCGTGGCGCGTGTGGACCCGGGACGAGCCGCCCCGCTGCGACTACATCATCCAGAGCTGGGACACGGCGTTTGAGACCAGCAACACAGCTGACTATTCCGCGTGCACCACGTGGGGCGTGTTCTACAACGAGGAAGAGAACGACAAGGCGCAGGTGATCTTGTTGGATGCGTTCAAGGACCGCATGGCCTTCCCGGAGCTCAAGGCGGTCGCGCTCAAGCACTACAAAGAGTGGGAGCCAGACGCGTTCATTGTGGAGAAGAAGGCCGCTGGCGCGCCGCTGATCCAAGAGCTCAGGGCCGTGGGCATACCGGTCGACGAGTTCAGCCCCAGCCGGGGCAACGATAAAATCGTGCGGCTCAACGCGGTGTCGGACCTGTTTGCCTCTGGCACGGTCTGGGCACCGGACACGCGGTGGGCCCGCGAGGTGATCGAGGAGGTTGCGTCCTTCCCAAACGGCGAGAACGACGACTTCGTTGACACCACATCTCAGGCGCTGTTACGCTTTCGGCAGGGCGGGTTCATACCCCTTGACTCGGACGAGCAGGAGGACCGCACATTCATGCGTCGCAGGGCGGCGTACTACTAAAGAAAGCTGAATACATGGCCACGAACATTGACAAAGCCCTTTTCCAGCAGCCAGCGGGTATTGACGCCCTTGGCCAAGCCGAAGAGCCGATCGAAATTGAGATCGTGGACCCAGAAGCGGTGAACATCGACATGGGCGCTCTCGAAATCAGCATTGAGAAGGGCGAGCCCAGCATCGACGACTTCGATGCCAACTTGGCCGAGTACCTGCCCGAAGGCCGGATAGCCACCATGATCACCGACTTGGTGGCCGACATCGAGAACGACCGCAACTCCCGCAAAGACTGGGAGAAGGCGTACGTCACCGGGCTCAAACTGCTCGGGTTGCAGCTTGAAGAGCGCACGGAGCCATGGAACGGTGCGTCTGGCGTGTTCCATCCCATGATCACAGAAGCCGTAGTGCGCTTCCAAAGCGAAACCATTACGGAGACGTTCCCGGCCATGGGCCCGGTGCGGACCAAGATCATCGGCAAAGAGACGCCGGAGAAGAAAGACGCCGCCCAGCGTGTGCAGGAGGACATGAACTTCCAGCTCACAGAGGTCATGCAGGAGTTCCGCCCCGAGCATGAGCGCATGTTGTGGAGCCTCCCGGCCACCGGCTCGGCGTTCAAGAAGGTCTACTTTGACCCCAACATCGGGCGGCAGGTGTCGATCTTCATTCCGGCCGAGGACATTTTGCTGCCCTACGGCACCTCGGACATCCAGACTTGCTACCGCGTCACGCACGTCATGCGCAAGACTGAGAACGAGCTCAAAAAACTCCAGCAGTCCGGGTTTTATTGCGACGCGGAGCTGGGCTCCCCCGACAAGGCCACCGACGAGATCAACAAAGCCAAGGATCGAGAGACGGGGTTTGCTGACCTGAACGATGAGCGCTTCACGTTGTGCGAGAGCCACGTGGACTTGGTGCTCAAGGACGACCCGCTGTGCGAGCTGGACGACGACGGTGAGCCTATTGGCGTTGCGCTGCCCTACGTGGTCACGTACATCCGGGGCTCGAACACGGTGCTGGCCATCCGCCGCAACTGGAACGAGGACGACAGCCTGCACCTGAAGCGCCAGCACTTCGTGCACTACCAGTACATCCCCGGCTTTGGTGCGTACGGTTTTGGCCTGTTCCACCTGATCGGCGGGTTTGCCAGTTCGGCCACCAGCTTGATGCGTCAGCTGATTGACGCTGGCACGTTGAGCAACCTGCCCGGGGGCCTCAAGACCCGTGGTCTGCGCATCAAGGGCGACGACACACCGATCGCCCCGGGCGAGTTCCGCGACGTGGATGTGGGCTCGGGCACCATCCGCGACAACATCCTGCCACTGCCATACAAAGAGCCGTCAGCCACGCTGTACCAGTTGCTCAACACGGTGGTGGAGGAAGGCCGCAGGTTTGCCGCCACTGCTGACATGAAGATCAGCGACATGGGTGCCAACGCGCCCGTGGGCTCCACGCTTGCGCTGCTTGAGCGCCAGTTGAAAGTCATGACGGCGGTGCAGGCCCGTGTGCACTTCACACTCAAACAAGAGCTGCAGTTGCTGGCCGTCATCATCCGGGACTACACCGACGACGAGTACACATACGAGCCGGACGGCGAGCAAGGCCCACGCGCCAAGAAGGGTGACTATCGGCACGTTGACATCCTGCCCGTGAGCGACCCGAACGCAGCAACGCTGTCCCAGCGCGTGGTGCAGTACCAAGCAGTGATCCAGTTGGCCCAGTCCGCGCCGGACATCTACGACCTGCCCAAGTTGCACCGGGGCATGCTGGAGGTGTTGGGCATCAAGAACGCCGACAAGCTCGTGCCGCTGGACGAAGATCAAAAACCCGTGGACCCCGTGTCGGAGAACATGAACGCGCTCAAGGGCAAACCGCTCAAAGCGTTCCAGTACCAAGACCACCAAGCACACATCCAAGTGCACATGTCCGCCATGCAGGACCCAATCGTGATGCAGTTGGTGGGTCAGAACCCGCGCGCACCGCAGATTCAAGCGGCCATGATGGCGCACATCGCAGAACACGTTGGGTTTGGCTATCGCCAGAAGATCGAGCAGCAGCTGGGCATGCCACTGCCGCCCGAAGGCGAACAGCTGCCGCCTCAGATCGAGCTGGCCCTGTCCGGCATGATGGCTCAAGCCGCGCAGCAGGTTCTGCAGCAAAGCCAAGCGCAGGCCGCGCAGCAGCATGCCCAGCAGCAACAGCAAGACCCTGTCGTGCAAATGCAGCAGCAAGAGTTGCAGATCAAGCAAGGCGAGCTGGCACTCAAGGAGAAAGACTTGGCGCTCAAGGAGAAGAAAATCCAAATTGACGCCGCAGCCAAGGTTGATGAGCTTGAGCTCAAGGAAAAGGCGCTACAGGTTGACGCTGCCTACAAGGCCGACAAGCTGGAGGCTGACCAAGAACGTGACGGCGTCCGTATGGGCGTTGACATTGCAAGAAGCAGGCAACAGGCTGCTGCCCAAAACCAAAAGAAAGGTCCCGGTAACAAATGATCTCCGACTTCGCACGCGTATTGCGCGAGAAATTACGCACCGACATGAACAACTACGCCGATGACTTGGCGGGTGGGGCGTGTCGCTCTTTTGACGATTACCAAAAACTCTGCGGAATCATTCAGGGTCTTGCGACCGCAGAGCGTCATCTTTTAGACCTTGCAGAGAAAGTTGAGAAATCAGATGAGTGAAATCATTCTGCCTCCGGGCATCACATTGCCCAAACACATTCAACCGATTGACGCCCCCGAGGCCGAAGCGGACAACGAAACCAAAGCGTCAGCACTGCCGATCCCCACCGGCTACAAAATGCTGTGCGTCGTGCCCAACGTCGATGAAAAGATCGCCGGTACGAGCCTCGACCTTGTTCGAGACGCAGCAACCCTGCGCGCTGAAGAGCACGCCACAACCATCTTGTTTGTGTTGCGGGTTGGTCCAGACGCGTACAAAGACGTCGCCAAGTTCCCGTCGGGAGCGTGGTGCAAAGAGGGCGACTTTGTGCTCGTGCGCACCTACACAGGTACGCGCTTTAAGGTGTTTGGCAAGGAGTTCAGGATTCTGAACGACGACCAAATTGAGTGTGTTGTGCAAGACCCTCGCGGTTACACCCGCGCATAAGGAGTAGAGATGAGCGAATTCAAATTCCCCGACGAACAGGACGACAAGAACGTCAGTCTGGACGTCTCAACGGACGACGGTGTCGAAGTCGAGATTGTTGACGACACCCCCGAGCGCGACCGAGGCCGCAAGCCTTTGGGCCGCGAAGTGGCGGACCCCACCGACGACGAGATTGACCAGTACTCCGACGGCGTCAAAAAGCGCATCAAGGAGCTGACACACGCGCGCCACGACGAGCGTCGAGCCAAAGAAGCCTTGCTGCGCGAGAAGCAAGAGCTTGAGCGCGTTGCCCAGCACATGATGGCGGAGAACAACCGCCTCAAACAATACGTCAACACCGGCACCGAGCACTACGCCGCGTCGCAGCTGCAGCTGGCCGAGACCGAGGTGGAGAAGGCCAAGCGCCAGCTCAAGGAAGCGACAGAGGCGTTTGACACCGACGGCGTCATTGCGGCGCAAGACGCGCTGATGGACGCCAAGATGAAGGTGCAGGCGGCAAAAAATTTCCGGCCGACACCTTTACAGGTCGAAGAAACTGATGTACAAACACAACAAAACCAAGCACCCCGTCAAGAACTGGACGATAAGACTGCTCGCTGGCAGGCACAAAACCAGTGGTTCGGTTCTCCGGGGTACGAGGAAGTTACCAGCTTCGCACTAGGGCTGCATCAAAAGCTAGTGAACTCCGGGGTTGATCCCCGCTCTGACGATTACTTCGAGCGCATTAATGCTCGCATGAAGTCTACGTTCCCCGAAGTTTTCGGTGGTACGGAGGACCGGCCAAAATCCGGCGAAGGCTCCCGACGACCTACCTCGGTTGTTGCGCCAGCGACCCGTTCGACTGGAGCAAGAAAAATCCAACTGACGCCTACGCAAGCTGCGCTGGCGAAAAAGTATGGACTGACCCCGCAGCAATACGCTGCTGAAGTAGCAAAACTGGAGAAATCGAATGGCTGAAACAATCAACCGGACCCCCCGCGATCTCGTGTCGCGCGATAAAACCACTCGGTACGTGTACACACCTCCGAGCGCACTGCCCGATCCGACCCCTGAGCCCGGTTACGTTTATCGCTGGATTGCGACACACGTGCTTGGCGAATCCCAGAACACGAACGTGTCTACCAAGATGCGTGAAGGCTGGGAACCGGTGAAAGCAGTCGACCATCCTGAGCTGATGCTTGAAGGAAATGCGAAGACTGGAAACGTCGAACTTGGTGGCCTCATGCTCTGCAAGATGCCACGTGAGCGCGCACAGGCCCGGGACGAGTACTACGCCAAACAAGCGCAGGCCC